ACTCTGCTGAGTAAGTATCATTAGCATGAATGCCACCGACTCTAGCAGCAGCATCAAACACATAGTCAATCTCATTCTCCTCAAAGAATGCTTTGACTTGACCTGAGTTAGTTAAATCACACTGCTGTCTATTGCGAGTGATGATATTTTTATAACCATGACTCTCCAACTTACGAACAATAGCAGACCCAACAAGTCCTTTGTGGCCTGCTACAAAGATTTTAGAATGTAAATCCATTGTCCTTAACTTCATTGAGCAATAACAATTTCTGGTTCAGGTAAAGGGAAAAGAAATCTCTTACCTTTAAACTTAGGATTCTTTAAGAAGAAGTCTCTGAAATGCCAAGGCAGTACAATGTGAACATCATAATCCCAAAGCAGAACATCATCTTCTTCCTTAATAGGAATCCAAGTACCAGGTGTATATGATCCATCCTTATCAGGATTGACATCACCAACTACAGAGATATCATCAGGACCAACTTCCCATGTCTGGAGAGTTACATTACCCTTGGTGCTTGCACCTAGAGCACAGATCTTAGCATTGTTCTTCTTATAGAAATTAATCATCTCCCTGAACTGTTCCTTACAAGAATCAATTCTATCGCTGAATTCTTCCCAAGGTTTAGTTGTATCTAATCCTTGTTCTATTTCACTAGCGATAAGAGCAGTTAAAGATGTAGTACATTCTTTAAGTTTCGAGTTAGTAGATGGAGTAACTACTATAGAGATACTACCACCATTAACATCATTAAATTCAAAGTCAACAATATTAAACCCTGCCTTGTCCATGATATATTTGATCTGTCTCATACCATAGTATGATAGATGCTCATGACATACAGTATCAAATGAATTCTGCCTTAACATCTCAGGCATATAACTCTGCTCAAGCACCCAGATACCATTTGGTTCTAAACAAGAACGAACTTGTCTTGCAAACTCACATGGATCCTCTAGATCATAGAACATAGAGAAGGAAGTAATAACCTTTGCCTTCTGCTTACCAAACCTTTCTGTGAATACATCAGCAGAGAAAAAATCAGCAATGTAATTTACATTGTCAGGAATATAATCCTTAAACTTCTTAGAAGTAGGATCGATACTCATAAGTTGTAAATCATGAGGGAAGTTTCCTAAGAAAGTTCCATCATTGCCAGCAATATCTACTACAATATCACCAGACTCAAGTTTGATATCAGTCTGAATCTTAACCGCCTTCTCTTTAAGATGGCGAATCATACTTTTGTTTAATCCAGAACGGTATCCATACTCATCTCCATACATGGTAGGGAGATCAAATGTATGTTGTAACTGAACATGTCCACATCCACCTTTCTTCTCGTTACATTTAACGAGAGTTAGTGGACCTCTATACATGTCCTTATCAATCTCTTTAGGAAAAATACCTGAAAGATATTGATCACCTAGGTCTAGAACAACATCGTAATGTTCGTTCCCACAGACCCTACATTTTTTTATTTCATGGAATTTGCTTGTCATTGTCCGTAAATGCACATGTCTTCTACAAGATCAGTAAATGATAACTCAGGTTCCCACCCAAGAATTTCTTTCGCCTTAGTTGCATCCCCTAGAAGTTCTTCCACCTCAGTTGGGCGGTAATATTTAGGGTGAACTTTAATGATGTCTCTACGGAGAGATTTGCAATAGCCAACCTCTTCTAATCCTTCACCACGCCATTCAATATTCATGCCAAAATAATCGGCAGACTGCTCAACAAACTCTCTAACGCTACGCATTGTACCAGTAGCAAGAACAAAGTCGTCAGGTGTTTCATGCTGAGTGATCATCCACATGCCACGAACAAAGTCCTTAGCATGTCCCCAATCTCTCTTAGCATCAAGATTACCTAACAACAGTTCTGACTCCATCCCTGTGGAGATACGAGACAGACCTCTTGTAACCTTTCTAGTTACAAAAGTTTCGCCTCTCCTAGGGGACTCGTGGTTGAATAGAATTCCATTACTAGCATGGATTCCATATGCTTCACGGTAGTTCTTAGTAATCCAGTAGGCATACAACTTAGCACACCCATAGGGACTACGAGGATAGAACGGTGTAGTTTCTTTTTGTGGGACTTCTTGGACTAATCCATACAGTTCTGAAGTAGATGCTTGATAGAACTTACACTCGTGATCTAGAAGACGAATAGCATCTAGAATACGAAGAGTTCCAAGGGCATCAACCTCGCCAGTATATTCAGGTATTTCAAACGACACCTTAACATGACTCTGAGCAGCAAGATTGTAAACCTCGTCAGGTTTTATTGTCTGTACGAGACTAATCATGCTTCCTGAATCTGTCAGGTCTCCATAATGGAGATGGATCTGATCATATATGTGATCGATCCTATGTGTATTGATAAGAGATGCACGACGAACCACACCATGAACTTCATATCCTTTATCAAGGAGAAATTCAGCAAGGTATGATCCATCCTGTCCAGTAATACCTGTGATTAGTGCTTTCATTTAACCGAATGTTATAGTATCTGCACTAGCGGATTCACCAAAATTAATAACATCTTGACCAACTGTTGATATTGTTACGGGTTCTGCTGCTAAAGTAAAATCAGAGGACAACCCTACTTCAAAATTGCTGGTATCGACTTCGATGTTATATGCTGCTGTACTACCTGACCCTATTACTATAGTATCGTCACCAAATAGGGAAGGGGCTGAATGCTGTGCAGAGTTATCCGCTATAGAACGAAGCTTTAGGTATATGCCCCAGAGTTCTTCTAGCGTATCTGTCTCTTCGTCAGTATTTAGGGCCTCGATTACTGCTAGTTTGGCACTGTCAGCAGCACTTTGATAAGTATCAAACTTATGATTTGATCCACACGACATGATAATTTTAGGTTACTATCCCAGTATTATAGTCTATCCTTCCACTCTAGTCAAGTACTTTTTATTTTTAAAGTTGCCTTGCTTACAGAAATACAACTGATGATTCTCTGTGGTCACATAGTACCCATCTATATCAGTACCATCATCTGTATAACCATACGCTTTAACCTTCTCTTCGATGCCATCAATCCTAAATTTCTTACTACCTCCTAGGTAGTCATGATATCTGGCATCTAAGTTGATCATCGTTCCTCGAAAGTTAGTTTGCGGACTTTACGCTTACGGCGTTGTGTTTGCCATTGTAACTGATCTTCAGTCAAATGTCCAGATTCCGTAACATTTGTATTTAGAACCTTCACATTTGCTAAATCTTTCGCTGTGAATGAGGTATCATCCACTACCATTTGATTGCTACAACCACATACTTGTGGTTTACCTGTACTAGTAATTATAGTATTACAAACTGTGCATTGAACTTTCAACATGACTCAAATAAAAGTAACTTCAGTAAATCTTGTAGTGGTTTTAAAAAAATTATCTGTTATTGTTTGACCGTGAAACCACTGACCAGGAAAAACAACCCCTTGATTAAATCTATCCAATATACATAACTCTTCAGTGAACTGCTTCTTTGTTCTCCAAGGATTGCTATGTTCTGTATCTTTCTTTTTTAAGAATGCTTTTGCTTTTGTATTGGCAGCATGGTATAGAGTAGTACCTGCTTTCATATGATGAGACGGATTCATATAGATCATAAAGTTCAACTGTCCATCCACATGTGGATGCCAATAGTTACCAGCACCAGGATAATCTGATATTAATCTAAAAGTATTAGTAGTATTCGGGACAGCATTTGGATCTACATCTGGAACACCATAAGCATCAGCAAGCATTTCAATAAGAAATTTTCTATTCTGATCCCATCTATTATCAATGGCCATCTGACCATCCATAAAGTCTATACCATTCTTAGACCCCTTAATAGATTTATGAGTTCTGATTGCTTGAATAGAACTCAGGTATGAATACACCCTATCTGGATACTTATATACATCATCAACAAACATGATCTTAGAATCCTTCCAAGGCTCAACATTGATTGCCCAGTTAGGATTGAATTCAAAATCAGATGCTTTAAAAAATTTAGTCACTCGAACATGAATGTGTAGTTCACTCTACGATTATCTGATCCATCGATCATAGAAACTTTATTAGTCTCATGAAAATATTTAGAGTTGAAAATCAAAAGTCTATTGCAAGCATAAGGAATGATAGTCTTCTTAGATTTAGTATAGTCTAAGTACTTCCTTATCATTATTATATCATTATTATAATCCTCCCAACTCCAACTTGGTGGTGGTTGAACATCATAAAGAATTAATCCATTACTCTCTCGATCATCCACAGAATTATTAGGAGTAACCCAAAGATTTACATTGTATTTTGCTGGATCAGCATGAGGTGTAACTCCATTAGCATTATTGTCATGGACAAACGCCCAACCCCTAGTAAATTCCCCCAAAAATGCATATTTTAATTTGAGTGAGGTGACTATATCCTCCAACAAAGCCAATGGGAATGCACCTTTTGAGTAGTTTATGGAGTAATATCCATCATAAGAATCATCTTTAACATCTGTAGTCAATGCGAACTCCAATAATTCATCCACTACCTCAGGTAGAAACAAATTATCTTCTATGAAGTAACGCTCTTCTTTAATTATCTTTTTTACAGTACTTGAATGCATAAGTAAAACGATGATCTGATTTAAGAGGGGTTGCTCTATGCCAAACCCATGCAGTAAATTTCAATAGAGTATTTGGTACTGGTGGAATGCCAATGATCTTATCGTTTAAATAGAACTCTGTCGTTCCACCTTCATCCAAACCAGTATAAAGTTCATTGCCATAAAATAAACATGTTATAGCATCATGACCTTCAGCACAATCTTGATGAAAATTTGCTAACTCCCTAGGGGCAAAACAATTAATGTATGCTCTATACAATTCATACTGTTCCATCTCTGGAAACCTAGAACATATATTTTCATGAAACATATCAATTATATACCGATCACGATCATCCATTGCTATATTTCTTTCAGCATCATTAACCATCTCCCCACTATCTAATTCACCAACTCCTACCATCTCATCCATAATATCATAAACCATTCCAGTTGGCTTTTCTCTGCCATCATCAGTCTCACCCCAAACATAAGGTACATGTTGAGCAAAATCTACAGCATAATCAAAATCATTTGCAGCTAAGAACTTAGGTACTGTAGCAATAGATGGCTTAATCTCTGTAGTATAGGTATAGTCTCTCATAATTCAATAGTGCTAACTGCTCTCACTCTCCACACGATAGTGTATCTATACACATATGGATGCCTTGGTCCAAGACCTCGATGCCAATAGTTCGACGGGAAAATGATAACTCTTCCTGGCACATACTCATACTCTTCTATAACCACACCATCTTGCTTATCTAAAATCTGAAACTGACCACCCCATTCCTTTTCCCATTGGCAATTTGGCATATACATTATAGTCAAATTACTAAGGTCACCATCAAGATGAGCACTACCATCACAAAAAGAATGCTGAAGATTCAAATCTATTCGTGTTAGATAGTATGTTTGATTAGTTTGTTCTTCAATATGGTGTAACATATTAAAGAAGACATTTGCACTAGGACTCCAATTAGTAATTGTATTAACAGTTGTCCTTTCAAATAAATTCTCACCAAATAATCTATGGGTTCCACCTCCACCATCAGGATAGCGTGTACCATTTGCTTCATTGGTACTAGTAACAGGAAGATTAAATACAAACTCCTCTGTGTTTGCCACGAAAGCAGGTGAAAATAAGTTGTCATAAACTTTAGCAATCATCGTCTTATCCATCTTGGCAAATAGAATACTAAGAAAGAAAGACCCCAAAAGATCGCTAACGCTATTGTATGTAAGACCCTATTAGGGTTAACAATTAAACCACAGGTTACGAATGATATCCATAACCAATCTAAAGTACCATGAAGACGATACCATAATTTGTCACCCAACTTCTTTATAATCTTATCTCTAAGTCTAGAAAAGTATGGTGATACATGTCGCATCATAACAAACCCTTCATTAAAAAACATGAGGGTGAATCCAATCCAAAAAATCATACTCTTACCCAATACTGTGGAGAAGTAACAACATTTTCATAACGCTCATCAACAGTGTCAGTAGATGTAATGAATATATCAAACACTATTGATGCTCTGAACTCAGGTCCATTAAAATCTACAACCCTATGTAGGATACTAGAAGGAAACAATATAAGATCACCATCCTTAGGATAAAATTCATATATCCCTAGATGTTCTTTTAAATTCAATGGTAACATATCCATCTCATTAGAATTGATAAGAGTAATATTTCCTCCTGTACCAGCAGTCCTAAGATAGTATACACCACTCAAATGAGATCCTTTATGCAAATGATCTGGATTACCTCCTCTTTCTAACCGTGTTACATTCGGCCATGATTTTTGAAAGAAGATAGAATAATCTGGAACATCATCATCTAGAACTGTTATCTGAGAAAGATAATCTCTAACTGCCTGACCCATATGATAATTCAACCAATAGAATTTCTCTGAGGTATGCAGCAAAAAGAACTCTGGTATATCCTGATCACCTGTAAGATTACCACAAGAATTAATCTCTTCTAGATTTCTATTATAGAATTTCTCACAGACCTGCATCATACCATCCCATTCTTTCTTAGGGCATGGAACATTAGTCTTATAGAAAGGAGTAGGAAATATATTCTCTATCATTTCTGAACCTGAATCAATGGCGTATACAACCAACCCTCTCTTGTATAATTACAATGGCCTGGTACATCAGTATCATCGTATGTGTATACAGAAATTTTATATTCAATATCCTCACCAAACTCTTCCTTAAATATATTTTGAATGCGATCAAAGTACTGTCCTATATCATGGTTCTGTCCATTAACAGAACAAAAGAAGGAGTACCTAGACTCTTTCTTGGACAATTCCTTTATAGATTTAATTAAAAAATATATGTTAGTACAATTATATTTCAACAACTCCTCATCAGCATCCTCAATATAAGGATCATGGAAAAAACAATTATATTTCTCAAGATTATCTGTACAAGGCCATGCTTGTTTAATTATTCTTGCATTAGGATAGTCTTTTGCCCACTCTAATGCCTTTACATATACCTCATCATCTGGTTCAAGAATAGTATGAGACCTAATCTGAAATTTCTGTATCTGTGTAGCAGAATAACCATACCCAAAACCAATTTCCAATACATCACCATATGGTTCTAGTAAATTAATACAAGATTCCATATAATGCTTCTCCCACTCCATCATATACATGTGAGTGTCGGAGCTCCCATAAAGAGTATCGTCTTTAAATTCTGCCATAATCTTTCTTCATATACCTACCTAATATATTACTATTATAATACTTAGGAACATCATCATCAAATCTCTCTGACAATACATTGTTTAAAAAGAGTTGTTTTGTCTCTTCATAATTTGTCCATCCTTTAGTTCTATGTAAGGATAGGATCTCTCTTTTAAAGGAAGAGTTTCCAAGTGACTTCCTATCTGTAGTAAGTTCAGGACAGCTGCCGTAGTATTTTTTCCAGTCACTTTCAGATGTAACTCTCCTAGTACCACCTCTAGGCTTTCGTTTCTGGTAGAAGTATTTGCGTCCGATGTATTGCCTATTGTTTTCGAGATTAGTAATCCTGTAGACAAAACCGAAGAAGTCGCCAATATCATCAGTAGTGAAAGTTGCACCCTGGTAGGTCCAGGGATTTTCATAATCGCTCTTGCTATCTTTTTCATGTGTCATTTGTAAGAGAATAAGAAATTATCTACAAAAGATTCTGACTTCTCCTTGCCAAACTTTGCTGTTAGATATCCTCTAACAGGATCTAGTTTAGTCATGTAAGTATCGAAGTCTTTATATACAGTTGTATCTAGTCCAATAGGACTAGCTTCATCCAACATCTCTTTATATTTTGTCAGATAATATTTAAATGTAGGTAGGTATGTATTGACCTGATCAGGTGTACAGTACCGCACAAATATATTCTCTGAGAAATGGTTACCCATCTCAAAGAACCTATACTTACCATCATCCTTTGGTAATGTATCAACTGAGAACAGATAGT